ATATTGAGCGCGTGGCAGGAAGCGGAGTGCGAAGTGTTGTTATTCTCCAGGTGAACTCCGTTCGATGCATTCGAGTGCCAGCCATACATCAGCCAGCCGTTGCAGGAATTGGACTGGGGAACTATGTTTTGTAACGAGTTTGAGAAGCCGCTGTAAGTGCGCAGGCCGTCCACGTTCAACTGTAGATTCAGGTCCGAGATGGTATTAGCCGAGAATGAACTCGTGTCTCCGGCAAAAACCGCACCAATCTGATTGCCTGTTGATTTGACGTGCGAGATCGTCGAATTTTCGATGTTATCCAGATACAGGCCCGCTTTTCCCGAGCCGCAAAACCCGGTCATATACAGGTCGTTCAGATTGAGCAACGGCGTCGCCGAGCCGGCAATTTTCAAACCGTTGCCGCTTCCGGTAGTTCCCGTGCAGGCAGGTCCGGTGATGTTATCCGGGCCGATAAGCTTAATCCCGCTGATGTTGTAGTTCGGGTTTCCCCCGGCGGCGGATACCGCCGCAATCACATCAATTCCGGCTGTCGCGGTGCTGATCGTAGTCGCCTGCGAACCAGCGCCGCGCAGCGTCAGCCCGGCCGTGCTGAGAATATTCAAGGTCGCCGCGGTGCGGTAGTTTCCCGCGAGAAGCACGACCGGGATTTTGCTCGAAATCGACGCCGCGATGGCGGCGTTCAGCGCGGCGCTGTCATTCGTCGCGCCGTCTTCCACAGCGCCCCACCACTGCGGGTAAAGCGCGGCCGCGGCTTCGGACGAGAGCACGACGCCCGGCGTTGATGCCGACGTATTGAAAATGCGCTGATTGGTGGGCGCTGTGATGGTTTTGTTGATCGTCACCGTCGCGCCCGCGCTCGGCGTAATCAGGCCGCCCGCGAGGAACCACAGCGCGCAGTTCAGCGTCTGCGACGTCGGCACCGCCCACGCCTGCGTTACCGCAAGCGTTTTATTCTGCGCCGCGGCCGCGGTGCAGGCGCCCGCGAGAGTGTTCGGGCTGTAAGTCGCGGTGTCGAGCATGAAGCCCGAAAGCGCCTGCGCGACGGTCGACGGCGCGCTCGCGCCCGGCGGCGTGAAGCTCACGAGCGCGCCGCCGCCCGGCGTGGCGAGGTCCGCGCGGAGCTTGAACCCGTCCGCCACGACATTGTCGACCGTGTAGAGCGTTGCGCCGCCGCCGCCGATGCAGCCAGTAGTGCGCGCGCGCAGCACGAACTTATAGGCGACCGCGCCGATCCAGACCGAAGCGCGGCCGGAAGAGTCGAGTTGCACCGGGTTGGGATTCGCCGGGCCCGATGCGCTCGAATAAGTGGCCAGCGGCGTCGTCGTGCCCGCGGCGAACGTGCCGAGGCATCCGCCTGCGAGCGGATTTCCGTTGTTATCAAAAAACGCGAGCATCGGCGTCGGCGAGATCGTCGCGACCTGCGCCCTGGCCGGGCGCGGCGCGAGCGCGGCGAGCGCTATGAGTGCCTCAATTACAAACCGGCGCGTGTGGTGCATGGCCGTGGGGTTCCTTTCGGGTGCTGGTGATGGATGGAAGGCTACTGGCTGGAATCCGAGTGCGTGAGCCGCTGCAGCACGGCCACGCGCGCGGCCATTTCGGGCGAAAGCGTAGCGCGCGCATCGGGCGCGAGGTCGATCAGTGCCGGGGTTGCCGCACGCACGGCCGAAAACGCCTCGCCAGGCTGCACGTACACGCCGTCCGGTTCGATGTTCGCGAATGCGCGCCGGATCAGTGCATCGGACTTTCCGCGCATGGCGGCGGAAACGTCCGCGACGGTGTCGCCCGCGCCGAGAAGCGCGCCGAACGGACCTGCGATCTTCGCGCCGACCGCAGTCTTTCCGATCCCCGATAGCGCGGCCTTTCCGATGTCCATCGCTCTTTCGCCGGGGCTGACGGCCTGTTCGCGCAGGATCGGATTTCTCCGCGCGTATGCCGCGTCTTCGAGGTCGTCCATTATGCCCCAGCGGGTCTGGATATTGCGCGGCCCCGCGCCCTTATTTTCCGGGTCGAGGAAGTTATACAGCGTGTTCGCCGCCGCATCGCGCTGCGCTTTCACTACTGCCTCGGGCGCGCCGCTCTGCACCGCCGCCTGCTGCGCACCGGGCGCGCGCCTGTAAAAACTGTTCAGTTCGCCGTTTTTCTCTTCGAGAACCTTCGCAAGCCGCTGCCCGGTGTAATCCTGCGAGTATCCCTTCGCACCGTCGATAATCTTCTGCGCCATCTCCGGGTTTTCGGTCCACATCGTCTCGGGAATGCTTTTCACCGTTGCGGCGAGAATCGGTGCACCCGAAACCGTGGCATCGCCTGTCCGGTCGATAAATTTCTGGAATTCCGCCCGGTTCGCGGATTTTGCAGCCGGTATCGTTCGGAGCAGTGATTCATTGTCGGTGACGGGTTCGGTTTCCGCCGCTCTCACGTCCGCAATGGCCTGGCGCATGTCGGCGGGATCGACGTATTTTGGCAGCACCAGAGCTTTGTTCATGGCGGTTTCGGGATTGGCGCGGAACGTTGCGCGCACTGCGGCGGGCGCGTTCGCAACAGCCGCGGCGGTCTTTGGCACGGCCTCGGCAATCTGCGGCATCTTCACGGCGGTGATGAGGTTCGTCGCCGTGCCGAGCGTGTCGCCGATGCCGCCCGAAATATCGCCTCGAGCGAATTTCTCCCCAGCGCGATCGAGCGAATCGCCTATGATCGGGCTGAGAAGGTAGTTCAGCGTGTGCACCGCCGCGCCGCCGTAATCCTTCGCGTCGAAAGCCGCTTTCGCCTTAGCCCAGAGCGCGCCCGTCGTCGCGCCCATTGCTTTTTCGGTTTCGCCCGTGGCAAGGCCCGCCAGGCCCTTGCCCACGTTGTACAGATTGAGGGGCGAGCCCTCGTGAACCGTGTCCCACCAGTTCTTAATGGTGTTCAGAGTCGCGTCGAGGGGATGAATACCGGAATCAGCCTGGGAAGCTGCGCCTGCAGACGGAACAGGCGCAACGGGCGCGGTTTCGCGAGATTTCGCATCCCACAGGTCCGCCTTAATGCTCTTTGGCAAAGGCAGACGATTCACGCGCGCCGCGAGGTCGTCCGCGCTCGTAGCCGCGTGGTAAGCGTCCCAGGCATCGGCCTTGACCGATTGCGGGATCGGTGCCGCCGTGAGAATTGATTGGATATCTTCGGCCATTGATTATCAGCGAAACGGGTTTTTCGCCCCCGCGCCCTGCGCCGCGCCGCCCGCCGCGGGGGGTTGCGCGGCGCGCGGCAGGGCCGGGCGTGCGTTCCCGCCGTAAGTCGCGCCGAGCGCATTAACTTTGTTCTCGTATGCCGCGCGGTTGTTGCGCGCTTCGATATCGGCAATCTGCGACATACCATCGAGAATGTCGGACGGAATCGGCTGTCCTTCTGTGGCGCCTTTGAGCCAGCCTTCTACTTTGTCGGCCACCGATCCCCCCACCTGCGCCTTGAGTTCCGGAGTGCTCACGCGGTTAACAATGGTCCGTACCACTCCCATCGGAATCAGCCCAGGCGCGGCTTTATTTCCCGATTTCGCGGCAGCGATGAAATCCTGAAGCTGCGCCGCGTTCTGATTTTTGTCGAAAAAATCAGTTGTGTACTTCTGGTAGTCTGCCTGCGCCGCGCGGCGCGTGGCGGGATCGGATATTCCGGCGAACATTTCCGTCGAATTGGCCGCAAGCGCCTTCTGTTTCGCCACTTCGTTCGCGACCTGCGCCGGTCCTTTCGCCGCTTCTTCGGCGCCCGCTTTCCGCGCCGCGAAATTGATCGCCGCGTTTGACATTCCCGCCCCGTGATTTGCCGCCGCTGCGACGACCTGCGCTGCCGCCTCCGGATTGCCCGCAGCAATTGCGGCTCGCCGCGCCGCTTTATATCCCGCGTTAGCCTGCGGATCAACAGATGGTGGAATCGCCTGATCGATGAGCGCATCGCCCTGCGTCGGGTCTTTGAGCGCCGCGTCCATCGCGTCATTGACCATTTTGGTTTTGCGCGTGTCCTCTTTTGCCTTGTCCGCCTCGGCTGTATCTTTCGATGCCGTTGCCTTGCTGGTTGCGATTTCCTGCGCCTGTTTCTGCGCGCCCTGCGCGAACTGGTTCAACTGCTGCTGGTAGTTATTCGCGACGGCGTATTTCTGAAGGTCGGCGGCTCCGGTTATCTGCGGCATCGGCGTTCCCTGCGGAATGACGCCCTGGGTCACGAGATCCTGAAACGTCTGCGGCGCATCGCGCGCTATGTCGGCATCGGCGCGCGGCGTGCCGTCCGCGTTATAGGCGAGCCCTTTGAGGGCGTCCGCTATCTGCGCGTGCTTCGCGAGCGCGCTCGCGCGCTGGGCGTCCGACAGCGTGAGCGCGTTTTTCTGGTCCGCGAGCACTTTATCCTGAAGCGCCTGGGCTGTCTTGTACTGAATCCCGGTGAGCGGAAACGGCGTGCCGGGCTGCCACGCCGCAACGGCCTTAGCTGCGGCGGGATCCTGCAGCGCCTGCATTACCGTCTGGCTGTCGCGCATGTCCATCTGCTTCTGCTGGACTTCGGCCTGGTAATTCTGTAACTGCGCCTGCTGCACCTGCTGTTGCACAATCCCGCTCTTTAGCGCCTGCAGCTTCGCGTAGCGCTCAAGCGGGTCCGGGATCGCGACCTGCGGCACCTGCCAGTGCGCGAGGGTTTGGGTGATGAGTGAGGGGTCTATCGGCATAGGATTATCCTCCTGATGCGCCCGGCAGATTGTAGTTATAGGGGACCGGCGTCATGGTTACGGGCGACGCGGGCAACGATCCGCGTGTAAGCAGGTTGAGAATCTGCCCGTTCTGGTAGGCGTTCAGCGCGCCGCTTGCCGCGCTCCCGACGCCGCCGAGCGCGGAATTCCACGCGCTCGCGCTGCCGAGCGTGCCCGCCGCGGCCGCGCTGCCCTGGTCGGTCAGCAGGTTCGCGATCGCGTTCGAGTTCGCTGCGCCCGTCGTCGCGAGCGTGTTCGCCGCCGTTTGCCCGACGCCCGAAAGCGCGGCGAGGCGGTTGTACGCGTTTGTCTGATCGGTGTTGTAAGTGTTGAAGCGCGTCTGGTAGCCCGAAAGCGCGTTCGCGACGTTGGTGTTATAGATGTTCTGCTGCCCGGTCAGGTTGGTGTTATACGAGTTCAGCGCATCGGTGAAATTGGTGTTGTAACCCTGCAGCGCCCTGCTGTACACGTTCTGATACTCATTGCTCGCATAATCCTGCCCATAGCGCGCGAGCGCTTTCAGCGTCCCGCCTGAAAAAGCCCCGCCTGAGGCCGCCGCGCCGCGCTGTAACGCCTGCTCACCTTCGTTGAGCCGGAACTGATAGCCGGGGTCGTTGGTGTTATCGAGCGTCGGCGCCTGGAACGGCGCGGGCGCATTAAACTCGGCGTAACTGAACGGCGCGGGCTGCTGGTACGTTTCGCCGTAGGGCGTCACGAGCGAACCGCCCGGCTGGGTGCCCGCGGTTAGCTGCGAAAGCGCGCCCTGGCCCGCCTGCAGCCAGGGCTGCTGGTTCGCCTGGGTGATGTCGAACTGCCGCTGCTGTTCGGCGATCGCCTGATCGGTCGCCTGCTTCTGCGTCTGCGCGGCGCTGGAAGCGGCATGCGCGCCGATGAGGCCGCTGCCAATGCTGCCAGCCGCGCCAACTCCCGCGGCGATCGCTATCGCCGTCGCCGTCGCTACACTCATGGCTCTCGTCTCATATCTGGCCCCTTCCGAAAACCACCTGCGTTAAGCGCGCCTCGTCGCCCGCGCCCCAGTTCGCGAAGATCGCGCGCGAATGAAAGAGCGTCGCCGGAAACAAAACCAGCCGGTTAAACCGCGCCTCGATCGTGCGCCACGGCCGCCAGCCGCAGGGCGTCCGCCCCTCTTCTGTCCGCTCGTGAGGGATGGCGCTTTCGATTGCGCCCGTCGCCAGATGCCGCCAGAAAACCGTGCCGTCGCCCTCGGGCGGATCCGGATTTAGATAGAGCAGCGCCGTCCACTCGCCCATGCCCACGTCGGTGTGAATGAAAAGCGGCTCGGCTTGCCCTTCGGGCGAGCGGCGGAAGAAGGAAAGCGTCGGGACCGTGCCTGGAAACATCTGTGCGATGCGCATCGGGATTTCGGGCGGCGCAGGCATGGCGATGCCGTGATATGTTTCGCCGGGAAACTCATAGGTGCGGAACTCGCGCCCGAGCGCCTCGCGCCGGTAGGCTTCCGGATCCGGCAGGAAGTTATCGAACACGCGGTAGCCCGTCATGCGGCGTGCGCCTCCGGGTTTAGTGGCTCTGCTTTAAGAGACTTCGCATAGCGCATTTCGATCGGCTCGAAACCCGAGCGCAGATAAAACCGCGCGACCTTTTCGGGCATCGAATCGAACAGGTGAACCATCTGGATTGACGCCGCGCCGCGCTCGCGCGCCCAGCCCTCGAAGCGCCGGTAAAGCCGAATGCCCGCACCGCGCTGGGCTTCGCGCACGAACCAGAAAAACTCCTCCGCGACGAGCGCCTCGCCGTAGGTTTCGCGGTGGATGATGCCGCCGATGACGCCGGCTATTTCGCCGTCCTGGTCCTCGGCGAAGATCACGGCCGCGCCGGTATTAAAAAGCGCCGTCCAGAGCTGGCGGAAGCGCTCGAGGCGGAAACCGCCGAGGAAGCGCGATGCGGCGTAAAACTCGCGCGCGGCTTCTTCCAGCCGGTCGAGCTCGTCAATGCCTATTTCCCGTATCACGTTACCGCCTGATATAGAAGCGGACGCCCACGCGCGCGGGCAAACCGCCGTTTGCCGCGCTCGGCGGGTTCAGCCGCGCGTTCGCGTTCGAGAGCGCGTGCGCGTGCGCCGTGCCCACGTCCGAGGCGAAAGCCGCGACGTCGACAGAGTGCGTGTGCGGGTGCGAAGCGACGATCACGGCCGTGCCTGTTCCCACGTTTATCGCTATGCTGCCCGAGTCGTTACCGCTGGCCGTCGCGGGCGGGTCAATGCTGTGGGTATGCGCGGCCTCGGTGTCGGTTTTGGCGCCCGCGGCCCACGTCGCCGCGCTCGCCACCGCGGCGCCGGGCGCGTCGCCCGTCAGGAACGCGCCCGCGGTGAGCGCCTGCGTCGCGACGCTCGCGAGCGTGCCGTCGGGCTGCGCGACGTCATAAGCCGAGCCGTCGCAGAGGCCCCACAGGCCGCCATCGGGCGGCGAGCCGTCCGGTTTGCCTATGACGGTGTAGCCCGAAGCGTCGCCCGCGGCAAATTCCCACGCCGAGCCCGTCCAGACATAGGTGTGCTGGTAATCGGTAGCGGTGAACAACTGGCCCGCGTCGGCCGAGCCGAGCCGCGTCGGGATATTCGCCATTACGTCGCGCGTTTGAGCGGCCGGCCGGGTCGTGAGCAGATAGCGGAAAAAAAAGACCGTCGGCGTCCCGTCGGCGTTGACAAGGGGCATCTGTGGCGTCAGCCCCGCGTTTGTCGCTACGCCTGGCGTGCCGCGCGGTATTTGCGTGTCGGCCATGTCAGTTGAGACAGTACTGGCAGCGCGCGGTCCAGCCATTTTCCAGTTGAATATACGCCGTCAGATAGACAGCGCGAGATATGACCATAGCTGTAAATCCCAGAAGTTTCACCAGGCCCCCGCTGTCGCTTCGATCTGCGCCGAGACGATGACCCAGTTCACCGGGTCCGTTACCGAAATTTCAGGCACCCAGGCGCGGCCGCTTCCGAGCTGGTCGAAGACCACGCGCGCGTCGTAGTTGCCGAGGCGCCCCGCCGACGCCGTCATTTCGCTTGACCACGTTTGCCCGGAATCGGGCGAATAGCGCAGCGTCATCTGCGGGTTTGCGCCCACCGCCGTGGGGTCGCCGTCGAGCCCCACGCCCGGCTGCACGACGATTTCGAGGCGCGTCACGAAGACCAGCTTGTTTTGCTTCGCGAAAACAGGCGCGATGCGCACGCGCCGGATGAGCCGGCCGTCTTCGGTGTAAACGTCGTTCGCCTCGCGGTAAATCTTCCCGTCCATTCCCAGCACGAAGTAGCGCCCGAAAGTCCCGCCCGTCGCGTAGCAGTGAAAGCGCTGCGTCTGCGCGTGCCACGCGGCATTCGCCGCGTCCCACACGGCGCGCTCATGCCACATATCGGTCGCGAGGTCATAAACCCACGTTTGATCCTGCGCCGGGAAGGTCAGCCGGTAAAACGTGTGGCCGTCGCGCTGCTGCGTCATGCCGATTGCGTCGGTATCGAGCCCATACTCGGACCAGACGGATTCGAGCGCGTGCGTCGAGACACGCTTCGGGATGAAGCCGTCGGCGCGGTAGACCACGCCCGCGCCGTGCTCGCCCTCGCCGTACCACATCAGGGTGTTATCGATGCGCTGGACCGAGAAAGGCGCGCGGATACCCTGCTCGATGAAGGCGCCGGGCACGGGCAGGAGCGGAAAATCCGCGTTTCCCGAGTTCGCGTAAACCGCGATGCGCTTCGAGCCCATCAGGTACAGGTACTCGTGGTCGCTGATGATCGCTTTCACCTTGTCGGCTGAGCCAAGATTGTTCGATACGTCGACTGCCGCCCACTTCGTGCCGTCGCCCAGGTTCGATATCTGGATCTGGCGCGAGTCGGGCGTCAGCGCGATGAAGTAGTTATCCAGAAACGCCGCCATGCGCGCGCCCATAAACACGCCGGGATCTCCCGAGGAGTCCGTGTCATCGCCGCCGGTTATTTCGGTGATCGTGTTGGCGCCAGTGTCGAAGATATAGCCGTGGTCGCCCGACGCAATCATGAGCTGCGTGGGCGTTGCCGCGTTCGCGACGATCGTCGCCGGGTTGCCGTCGACCGCGAGGTAAACCGGCGCCGGATCGCCGTCCGCCGGGTACTTCGTGGTCGTGCCGTCGGGCAGGAATTCGACGAGGTACGGCCCGACGACCGCCCACTGGCGGCCGTCGAGCGCGAACATGCCGCGCCCCGCGCCGAGCGCCGAGCAGTCGGCGACGAGCAGGAGGCCGGGCGTCGGATAGTAGTTGATAACCGACTTACCCTTGCGCGATTCGACGATTTCCGGGTACCAGTTCACGCAGCGGTCTATCGACACCGCGTAGCTGCGCGCGGAGTAGGTTTCTGCTACGAAGCCTGGGTACTCTGCCATTGTTAGTGGGATGTGATATCAAAATATGATATCATAATTGGGGTGAACAAACACAGCCGGACGCTCGCAGCCATCTTCAGAAAACAGGCCGGGATTGCGTGGGCAGATGTCGAATCCATGCTCCGAAACTTCGGTGCGGAAATCACGGAAGGCGACGGCTCGCGCGTGCGCATTGCACTTAATGGCGTGCGCGCGGTGTTCCACCGCCCGCACCCGCGAAAAGACACTGATCGCGGCGCGGTTGCCTCGATGAAACGGTTTCTCATCGAGGCCGGAATTACGGAGAAAAAACGATGAACTACAAGGGATATACGGGCGTTACGACGTTTGATGAAAAGGCCGAACTTTTTCACGGCGACGTCATCAACACGCGCGACGTCATCACGTTTCAGGGTTCGAGTGTGAAAGAACTGAAGAAGGCATTTCGCGATTCGATCGACGATTACCTGACCTTCTGCGCAGCGCGCGGCGAAGAGCCGGAAAAACCGTTTTCCGGCAAATTCCCAGTGCGCATCTCGCCGGAGCTGCACGCGCAGATCGCGGCGCGGGCGCGCACCAAAGGCAAAAGCCTGAACGCGTACGTCAGCGAAGTGCTGGCCGCTGCTGATTAAGCCGGTCATCCTCGCCCTAGCCACGTATTCGTGCGCCCGTCCCACCAGCCGCCCTCGGCGCCCGGCAGCCCGCTATCGGTGCGCATCGCGGGCGCGGGGATCACGTTTGCGCTTTCGACGACCATCTTCGCGTCCTGATAAAGCCCCAGAATTGTCGGATCGACGGCGCGCCCGAAGCGCGGGTAAACGCGCACGCAGGTGCCGTAGAGCAGATATTCGTAATAGCCCGGCGGAAACAGCATGTCATCGAAGTAAGTCGATGCCTGCGTAAGCGGCTGGGCGGCCCAGAACTCGACCACGTTCGGCGCCGTGGGGATCCCGAGCAGGTTGATGGTCCCGAAGCCCGGCACGGGGTTCGATTCAGGCGGCGGGTTCGGGTTCGTCGGCGCGGGGATCGCGCTATAGCCGCGGTCGTACCAGAGCGCGGTCGGCAGCGCGGTTTGCGAATTGCGCAATTGAGCGCGGTCGTACTCGTGCCATTCCATGACGCGCATCGGGGTGCGCGCCGCGTCCGGCCCCGAACTCAGGTCGACGACGTTCGCGCGCAGGATCTTCTGCGGCCGCGGCGCGTTGATATCGAGCGACGGATCAGGCCCGATGGTGTAAGCCTGCTGCGGGGGCGCGAGCGAAAACACGGCCCGCTGCGCGGTGAGCATGCGCAGCGGGTCCGCGTTCGAGGTATCGACCATCCCGACCAGACACTGAAAAGTCTGCGATGCCTGCGCATCGGTCGGCGTGGGGTTGCCGGCGCCGATGATGTTGCAGGTGGTCAAAATTTCGCTGATGCAATCAAGGACGGTCGTACGGATACCTCGCTCTTACTTCTTGCCGCCGTTCTTGCCGCCGTTACCGGGTTTGGCGTGCGGGTCGTCGCCGGGTTTCGGGTGCGGGTCATCGTGTGCGCCGCCGGTCTTCGCGGGCGGCACGGACGGGCCGCCTGCCCCTTCGGGCACGTTCGGCCCCTTCTGGGAATCCATCGCGGTTTGCGTCGGGCGCTGGCCCGCGGTTTTCGCCGTGGGCGCGGGCGGGTTCGCGATCGCCTCGGCCGGCGTGTCGTACCAGCTGCCGGACCCAGAGCCGGCGAGCGCGGATTCGTCGTCCTCGCTCATCAACTTGACGTACTTGAAGCCCGGCGGCTCCTCGATCGCCTGGTACTTGAGCGACGGATATTTCACATACGGTTCTTCCGAGCGCCCGGCCGGCGGCGCGGCCGCGGCCGCCGCGGTGGCCTTCATGGCCTCGGTCGTGCCCGGAGGCCAGAGAATCGGCGCGCCGATATCGCGGCCGAATTCCTCATACGGCAGCCGTGCTTTGGCGCGGGCGTAGCGCGCCTCGTCTGGCGTGTCGTACCAGCCCTTGTCGTCAATAATGGGATTTTCGCCCTTATCTGGCGGCGCGGCCTCGGCGGGCGGTTTCCCGTCGGGCGGCCGCTGCTGCGATTGCTTCGCCTGCGCGATCGCGGTCTGATCGCCCGCGAGCACCGCGGCTTCCTGTTCGGCTGACTCCACCTTCAGATAAATGAAGCCGGGGTATTCATCCGAATATTGATAGAGCAGGCGCGGGTAAGTGCGCGGGTCCACGCGGGGTTGGGGCGGAAACGGCGCGGCGGGCGCGGCGCCGGCGACGGGGGCGGTCGGATCTGTGTATGGCATGGTGTTTTTCTCCTTTTCCTTTCGCCTTTTACGTGAGCGACCAGATGCGGACTGCGCCTGTCGGATACGGCACGCCGAATGCGTACAGCACGTCAAAGCGGTTGATGAAGTTATTCGTACGGCCTTCCCACTGCCGCGCGAACCGAAGCTGGATGCCGGTTTCCGCGTCCGTCGCGAAGTAGGTGTCGGCGTTATCCGGCTGTTCCTGGTTGATGCAGGCCCAGGTGAGCGCCTGCGGCGACCAGCCGAGCCCCTGCATGGCCTGCGTCGCGGCGGCCTGGTCGAAAACCAGCGCGGCGTTCGAGGCGGGCGCACTATCCACGTTGGCGAACGCGTTCGCGGCGCCGTACTGGATAGCGGGCAATACCGACAGGTTGCCCGCGCCGCCGGCGAGCGTTACCGTCGCCTGCACGACGAATTTACGCAGATAGCCGAGCGATTGCCGGTTCATCGGATTAACGGCGTTTACGGCCGCAAGCGTGAACGTGTCGCCCTTGTTCACCGTCGCGCCCGCAGCGAATCCGGTAACCGCGAACGTCGTAGCGCCTGACGCGGGCGTCGCCGAAAGCGTGCCGGCGCCCGAGGCGACGCGCGTGCCCGAGGCCTGCGCCCAGAGATTTGCGCTCTCGTACCACTTCCAGCCATAGCCCTCAGCCAGCAGGCCTTTTTTGAATACCGTGCTGATCGTGGGCGAGGGGTTGAAGACAGTAGCGAGCGACGAGGCGATCTCGACCTGCATATCGGGCGAGATCATCAGGCAGTTTTCGTTTTGATCGTCGGGGAAGCCTTCCTTGACGAGCAGCGCACGCGCCTGGTTGTAGGTCTTGACGTTGTTCGGGATCGTGCCCGGCGCGCCGACGGTGTTCGCGACCTGCGAAAGCGCGATCTGCAGGCAGTCGCGCTCGATGTTGTTGGCGAGCTGCGCGGCGGCGGGCTCGAGGACGCGCTTTTTAACGTCGTCGAGCGAGAGTGTCAACTCGGTCGACGGGATGTCCATATCGACGCCCTGCAGCGGCCGGACGGTGAGCTGGTACGACGTTTCCTGGTAGGCTTCAGGCGTGTAGGTTTCGCCCGAGCGCCCGAGGAAGCGCGCCGGGTAGCGCAGATTGACGGTCTGCCCGGATTTCATTCCCTTTTTTGCAAAGAGGTATTCGTTGTCGCGGTTGACGTTGCCGAGAAGCTGAAGTTTGTTCTTCAGGATCATCAGCGTTTCGTTTGTGTATACCTGCCACGGCTGGTAAACATTTGTAGCCATTGGACTTAACTCCGTGTAGTGGATTTAATTCCGGCCTCCGGTGCCGGGGGGGTTCACGGAGAAAATTCAGCCTTTGGCCTGCGCTGGACAGTTTGCGCGATGCGGGGTTCATCGCTTTACGCCCTTCGCCGCCTGGCGTCGCGACCAGGCGGAATATGCGGCAAAATCCTTCGGGTCGGGCATCGCGTCGTCAGGCGCGCCGCGGCCGCCTAACGGTTTCGCGGGCGGCGGCGCCTTGGAGGCGCGCGCCACGGGTTTCGCGGGTTTGTCGTCGTCTTCGTCGGCCGCTTTCGCGGCCGGTTTCGCAGGTTTTTTGCCCGCGCCCTGCGTGGCGCCGTCGTCGCCCTGGTCGTCTTCGTCGTCGCCCTCGCCCTGCTCGGGCAGCCCGTCTTCGATCTTCCCGAGCGCTGCGGCCTGGCGCAGCGGGCTCATGGCGCGGATTTTTTCGAGCTCGTCGCGGTGCGTAGCGAGGTAGTACGTAATATCGGGCCCGCGCTCCGATTCAAAGATGAAAACAACCATAGGCTCGGTGAACGAGTTGTCATCGAGCCCCTCGAAAACCTTTTCCCAGTCGGAATAGCGGGTTTTCGCTTCGTCCACGCGCGCGTTATGCGCGTCGGTGATTGCCTTTCCTTTGTTCTCGGCCGTTTCGCGCGCGGCGTCCTCGCGGCGCTTCGCCTCCTGCGCTTCGAGCTTGCGGTCGGTCTTCCAGTCCGTCAGCGCCTCGACGAACTCGGAATAAGTTTTGAAATCGTCTTCCTTCGGGCGCGGCGGGGTTTTGTCGTCGGCTACCGCAGCCGGTTTGCCATTGTTCTCGGGCGCGGCGGCGTACTCCGTGCCGGTCCCGTTCGCGCCGTTCGTGTTCAGGCGCGTTTCGAGTTCCTGAATCCGCCGGTCGCGCTCGGTGATTTGTTCATCGCGCGCGCCAATCTTGCGCTGCAGGCGAGCGAAATTGCGGCGCCCTATCCTGCTCTCGAGGTATTCGTTAAACTTGTCGCGTTTTTCGCCGCCTTCAGTTTCATGCTCGGGAAGAATCCCGGCTTCCTTCGCGGCTTTTTCCGCAGCCTCGCGTCCGATGATTTTCGCGTTATGGTCGTGGCCGCCGTCAGCCACGAACTTTCGGTACTCGACGATGTCCGAAGGAACATCGCGGAGGCCTTCAGGCTGCGCCGTCGCGCTGCCCGCGGCCTGGTTATTTTCGTCTGCCATTACGTCATCCTTTACGGGTTGCCCGGTGATGGCGTCCCCTGGGGAAGCTGCCCGCCGGGAGGCGTCGTCGGCGGCTGCCCTGGTTGGGGCGCGCCGCCGGAATTCATAAGCTGCATTAAATCGGCGTCATTGGGCACGCGCTGCGCGCCCGGTGCGCCCTGCGGTTGCGCGGCCTGCGGTGGCGCTTCGCTTTCGTCGCCCTGCGGCATCGCGCCCGCATCCATTCCGCCCGCAGGAATCCCCGCGTCGGCGTTGTGCGCGGCGATTGCGGCCTGGTATGCCTGCATGCCGCGCTCGTGCGCCATCGCTTCCTGCTCGGTGCGGACGGCCAATATGTCGGAAAACGCGCGGGCCTGCGTCTGTGCTTTCGCACTTATCTCTGCTATCGCGAGGCGGATGGCATCGGAATTTCTTTTCGTCTGCTCCTGCATCATCGCGATCGCGGCTTTGGTTTCGTTGTCGCGCTGGTTTGCGGCGTCTTTCTGCTGCGCGTCGTATTGCTTGGTTTCGAGCTGCTGCGCGAGCGCATGCACCTGCGCCGTGAGCTGCTGGTTTTGCGCCGAGAGCATTTGCGCGGCCTGCTGGATCTTCTGCGGGTCCTGGCCGTCCTGCTGCCGGTACTGGGGCGGCGTCAGGCGGTCGGCGATCTCGTCGCCGAGCGGCCCAATGTCGAGCTGCTTTACGAACAGGTCGGCCCATTGCGGCAGCGATTGCGGATCCGCCTTCGCGAGCCCCGCGAGATCGGCCGCGGCCTGCTGGCGGCGCGTCGCCTGCGAAGGCTGCACCGAAAGCGCGACGGCGTAAAGGCCCTGCTGCAGGTCGTACTTAACCCGCTTGCCCGCTTTGTCCGAGAACATGCGGTTAATCTGCACGAGCTCGACTTCGTCGTCAGGGCGCACGATGCGCACCACGCGCGGCGTGTCATAAATCTTCGGAATCAGGTCAAGCAGGATCCTGTACCCGTGCCACATCGAGCGCAGGAAGTTGTCGAAAAAGTGGTACGTCGCGGTTTCGCCCTGCTGCTGGAGCTGCGCGATCGCGACGCCTGAATCCGCGTTCGGCGTCGCCTGGCCGCGCGAGGGATCGAAAAGGCCCGTAGTGGCCTTAATGTCCTCGTTCGCCGCGCCTGCGCCCACGACGAGCGCCTGCGTCGCGGGCTCGTAGGGCTGGCGCTGCGGCGCGGGCGCGAGCTGGCCGCCCACCATCACCGGGTCGTACTCGACGTACGGCCGCGGCACGCGGTTCATATCCGCCCAGGTCAATTGCATGGTCTTGAACTGCCCGAGCGCGCCGATGTAGGGGTTTTTCGGCGTGAGCTGGATAACCTCGGCCTCGGTAGTTTTGTAAAAGTTATAAAGCTGCTGCGGATCGAGCGCGAAACGCACCGCGCTGAAAAGGAAGCGCTCGCCCTCGACGTACTTCTCTTTGCCGAGCGACGGCACGATCGGGATGTATTTGCCCGCCCACGGCTTCGGCGGCCCCAGAATTTCGTGGCCGTTCAGGTCATAGCGCCAGACGCTGCGCACTTCGACTTCGCGCCCGACGCGCTCGCCCTCGTCGTCGAGATCGGGCTCGAAGCCTTCGGGCACGTCCTCGTCGTCGAAGTAGCCGCGGAGCACGTAGCCATCCTCATCGGCGTCATAAGCCCGCGGAAAGAAATTTCCCTGCGGTGCGGTTCTGAATTCGCTATCCAGGGGCGTGTCATCGTCGGTGTCCCATTCGTCGTCCGCATCATAGGCGCGGGGCGCGGCAGGCACACCTGGCGCGCCGTTCAGCGGGGCGCTCGCGGCGGGCGCAAGGGGCGGGGCGTTGACGGGCGCAGCGGGCGGGGCACTTCTCGGAGCAGAGCCGCGCGGCGCGCTGGCGCTTTCGTCGCCGTCCTCGTCATCCGCCTGCGGGATGCCGCGATACATCCAGAGCTGCCTGGTTTCCGTCTCTACCTGCCAGTATTCGGCGACGACGCAGTTATCGCCCTGGAGCCACGCGGGCGCCTGAAAGCCGCCGACGGGCGAGAAGGCGGTCTGCGCGGTTTCGGACTTCGGATAGAGGCGCTTAAACTCCTCGCGCGACATGGTGCGGTAGACAAACG